CAAAATGCCCTTCTCGATGCTACCAAGCGTAAGGCTCAGGAGGATGCTCGTCTTTCGGCTGCTCAGGCTACCCGCATTGAGAATGAAACGCAAGGGTCTTCCTACTACAAGGCGATAGCCGACCTGAATCAGCAGTTGCTTTCGCATAATGTGAGCGATGCCAAGTCTATGGCTGCTTACCACAGTGCTTTGGCTACCGTCCAGCAATCTGCCGCCCAGTACGCCGATCTCACTGCTACGTATAATTTCCAGCAGATCGTGGGTGATTATGCTAAAACCGTTGAGGAATATCGTCACCTCAAGGCTCTTAATGACGCTCAGATTCCCATTATGGAGCAGATGGTTGCCGCCGATCTCTCGCTTACTCTTGCTCAGGCCTATGCCGCCAATTCTCGTGCTTCTCTCGATTCTGTCCTCGGTGATCAGGCCAAGATCGATCTTGCGGATTTGGAGAACTGGTTCGCCGTGAATTGGCAATCCGAAATTTCCGTTCCCGAGGTCGACTCGAAAGGTCGTCCTACCGGTGAGTCTCGTAAAATGACCGGTAAGGAAATTCAGGAGTACTTGCTTGGCATTGGCGCTGCTTCTGCCGGTCAGACTCTCCCCGGTAACTGGTTCGACATTCGATCGCAGAAAAACCAGTTCGGCTACTCGATTGCCAAGACTGTGATTGCTGCGGCGGCAGCTGCGGCCGTAACACGCGGGCGCGGTTCCGCTTCGCCCGTCGATTTTGAGCAGACTACGTCGACTGTAGATAGGCATGGAGAGTTCATCGGCGGAACTAGTGTTCGTAGGTCGTATTTGCCCGATCGGTAGTTTTTTCAAAAAAAAAGGTCGACTGTTTGGAATTTTCAAAAATATTTTCTAAGATTGCAATACCAAATTGTTCAACGTAAAAACCATTTATTATGAAAAAACCTGAAAATCAGGAAGTAGAGTTCCAGATGGTTATCCGTCCGATCCCCGGTACGGATGCGTACTCGGTCATTCTCGGCGAGATCGTCGATGGACAGTTCCAGCCTACGGATCGCTTGCCTCTACATGCGGCCTGCGATTGGGTGTGTGCCAAGGAGAATCCTCTCGCTTCCAATCAGAGGTATGTGCTTTCCGAAGACCTTATGCAGGTCGTCCGCTCTCTCGCTGTCGAGTGGGATTCTTGCATGATTCTTCCCGGGTTCATAGTATTCACCGTAAAAGATCTTCCAGATGAAAACCCGTCGCAGGAAAAAGAATAACGGGAGCCGTCGCGTTGTTCGTCCTTTGTTAGGAAAGGTTCTTTAAGTGGTTGACGGCTTGAGGAGGGAGAGGCATTATTAGGTTGCGGATCCCTCCTTTTTTTAGGAAGTCATGAATTCGATCAACTTCAATATTGCAGATCGACCTGTGAATCTGATATTTCACGATGACGGTCACAATGGTCCGGCATTCTCTGTCGTGGCCATGAAAAATAGGTCGGTAGCTGTACCTTTTGCAAGGTTCAGGTATTTTGAGGATGCCGACGCCTATCGCAACAAGTATTCGGCTTGTTATCCCTTTGTCAAGTTTCTCGTTCAACACACGCTTTTCTAACTATGTGTACGTCACCTATTTGGATAGCTAATCGTCGCTATACGCGAAAAGATCATGATATCTCGTTGCCGATGAGTAACTTGGCTCAGAATCCTTGGGATGTTGCTCGATTCCGATTGCTTGTCCCGTGCGGGCAGTGTGAAGAATGCCTTAAGGCGCTTCGTAACGATTGGTATGTCAGGATTCGACAGGAATTGGCCCGTTGCCGAGCTGAACATCGCGAGGCATGGTTTGTTACGATAACTATTGCTCCCCGTCATTACAAGGCGGCGCTTGATGACCCCACGGCTTTCATGAGGAAGTGGTTTGAACGGGTTCGGCATGTTACCGGACGATCTATTAAGCATGTGTTTTTTCAGGAATTCGGTACCCATTCCCAAACGGGTTCCGAACCCCGCCTTCATTTTCATGGATTCTTGTTCGATCCGCGGATGCGTTACAATGACTTTCGCTCGATTGTTGCGAAATTTGGCTTTGTTTGGCTCGGTCAAGCCACGCCCAAACGAGCTCGTTATTGCGTTAAATATGTCGTAAAACAGTTAAATACAAGTGATTATGAATTGCCTGACAAGCTTCGTCTTAAGCTCTCCGATCGCCGCTATACTCGAAAATTCGTCAGCGCCGGTGTTGGTGATTTTCTCGGTACTCAGCCTCGTCCTTCTTTGGCTACTTCGCTATGGACTTTTGATGCTGATCGGAAGGTTGG